ATTGTGCAACCTGCGCAGGTATTTCTCCAAACACATTCAATGTTGCGTCAACCTGCGCATCAACTGCGGCTTCATGCTGCGCATACACGCTTTGTTGCTGCATATTACTAATATAGTGCTGCAATTCATTGATTCGTGTTTCGTACTGCTGCTGTTGCGTACGACGTTCAAAATCTGAACGGAACATATACACATCTGTTGCAGAGGTTGGATCTAGACCCACTGTTTCCATTGCGTTTGCTAATTGTTGGGGATCGTTCAGGTTTAGCTGCGGTTGAGCTGGCGGTTGCGCTTGTTGTTGCTGCTGCATCATTTGCTGCTGCTGCAGTTCCGCGAGCTGCTGCGAAAGCTGTTGCTGCTGCTGCATATACGCATTCATCATATCCTGCTGCGTATATTCAGGCTCAGACTCAACCTCTGGAATTACTTGCTGCGCTTGCTCTGCTTGCACAGCTTGTTCTGTGGAAGGTGCGTTATTCTCAACACCGGGAATTGCGATACCTGCTTGCTCAAATAGTGACGCTACTTGCTCTGGCATAGGATCAGGTTCTGAAGGAATTTCCACGCCTGCGTCAGCCATCAACTGCTGCGCGTCTACTTCTGGTGCGGGTGCGGGTGTTCCCTGTTCCCCGAATAATGCTTGGTCTGCTTCTGATATTTCAGTTCTCAAATCGGTCATGGGTTGATACTACCTTATTATTTTTACCTGTCAAACAAGACCTTATTCCGGGAAGGCTACAACATCTTGTGGTGGAGGCAGTTCTACGTTGCCAGACTCTTGATTTTGACCATATGCGCCACCTCCACCATCGAAAGGCGATGGCATTTGTGGGTCGCTAGCAGGTGGAGGACCACCGGCAGCAGACTGCGCGTTACCCATAAGCATCTGTGATTCCGTTGCGAACGCTTCTGTTTGTTGCGCGAGCTTCATTTCATGCTCTGCAATATGCGCCCTAAACTGCTGTTTTGCTGCTTCAGGCAAAGCTAAGAACTCAGGGGATACCGCAAAGTCTGAATGCACTTCTGCATGCACTTCGTGATTATCTTCGTCTAGCAATTCAGGCACAAAGAACGGATTATCCAGTAAATTACGGTTCTCACTGCGAGCTCGAGAATAATGATTCTCTAACCTATGCCGCGTTGGTGCATCTTCATAATCAACTTCGAGCACCTGACGCAACGCTTTTGCTGCAGGATTATCGGGATCAAACGCACCAAGCTGATACAGCTCCATTGCTTCTGCATAACGCAATGCGCGACTATTTGGTGTACCGCTAAACGGCTCGACTGTAACCGTAGCGTCAAAATCATAGTCATTACGTCTAAACTCTTGAGATAACAGCCTTTTATTCGCGCCCAAGGTGCGTACAATCCTGCCTTCTTCATAGAAATCACGCGCCAAACGAAGGCATTTCTGCAGTATTTTTGCCACATCTGCCTTAAACAAATGCACATCTGGCTCATGAATTGCCTTGCTAAACTCGTATAAATACGAAAGCGCACGACCTGAGTCGTACCCCTGTGGTGGCTGTCCACGGTTTACATCTCCATATGTAGAGATGGTTTGCAGTGTGTTGACTGCGAAATCTTCAAAATTGAACATGCTGCCAGGGATATCAGGTACGCGCATCCATTCTGGTCGAGCACCGGGATTGTATTCGATGAGTTCGCCTGCCATATCGGAAAACATATCCGTATTGATTCCACTTCCGTATGGAACGAGAAGCGGAGGACTAAGAACCTTATCAACCCACTCCTTGCGTTTGCTTGCGCTTAGGTTGATGCTGCGCTGTACAGGAATGATGTCTTTGACAACACCATCGGGGTATAAGCCATTAGGTAATAGGTTTTGCCCTAAACGTAGTACCCATGGCCACTCGTAAGGCAAAGGCCCAATAGCGACAATAACATCAGCAGAAAAAATAATAAGACGCCCACCAGGATAGCGATTACTTGGTTTTTCCCAAAACTCAATGAGTTCTCCTAATTGATTCTCGCTTGCATTCGTATGCCTGCCTGCAGCTGACGGTATGTCAAAACTGCGCCCATCGTTTTCTACAATTTGTGTCGCATGCAATGACTCGTCTTGTCTACCAATTGACCATCGACCTTCTGTTGACTTGCCGTAGTGATCGAATGGAAACTGGTCGTTTAGAATCCGCAAAGGCAAAAGCTTGCGGTGAAACACATGCTGAATACTTTCTTCGTCTTTTGCGTGTGGATCAGCTAGTGCTGAGATAATGTCCACAAATTGTACAGATATTTCACCCTCTGCGCGTCGTTCCATGCGCGGCATTTCGAACTCATCTGTGTCAGGAAGCCCTGTTTCGGGGTCAGTAATAGGGAATTCGTCGTAATCACCTTTGTTTGGGTCCCAAATTACCTTGTAAAATGCTGCTCCGTGAATTTGCGCTGCAGTTTCTCCGCGATATAAAGTCTCATAATTCATAACGCCGTTCTTTAAAAAACTACGTACAAGCTTTTGAGATACCTCAGCTCGTGCAAGTGAGCTTTGATCGCTGTTGTTTGGCACCACTTCCGGATTAGGCAGCGACCGCAGCGTGTCAGATACCGCTGTTCTTACTGTCGGACGAATATGATTGAGCACTTCTCGCGCTTCATCCAGGTCGTAATCATCCTGTACCCAGCCTAGCGGAGACGCTGTGCCCCACTGTAAACCACGGTAAAAAGCCATGTTTTCAATAAGATACGGTGCTCTCTGCGCAATGGCAGTGATTGCGTCATCATAAAGTCCTTGTGCTTCCGAAAGCATTTCCCGCGCACGGGCTTTCGTTAGCTTTTTTCCTTCACTCATCCTACGCCTCTGGATCCATTACTCTGTGCTGCCCGTTCATTCGACCCTGTTTTTTTAGTTTCGCTTCTAGTGCAGCTCGTCGCAATGGTGTCTCAATATCCAACTGCCGTTCTCGTAACGACTGTTCCTTCTTCTTTAATTCGTGCTGTTCCATCCATAAGTCACGCGGCAAACCACCAATAGGCGCTGCGTTTTTTAGATGGTCCAGGTAATCACCCTGCACTTTCTCAAATGTCGTGCTAATCTCTTGGTTGTTCTTTATCAAGAGCTCAACTGTTTCACGGTGTCCTTTAAGTAGCCAGTGTAGAGCTGTTACTGCTGTACCTAAAATTCCAAGAAATCCAAGTGATGCGAGAATCATTGCGCCAGTCATAGTGCGAACCTATCATACAAAATACAACCTGGGAATTATCGGTTGTATTTGCGCATATTCCTTACTGATTCACGTTTGTTTTCGCGCTTCTGGTTGCGCGTATCATGCGCGATTTTGGCCAATACGGCTTCCCATATATTATGATTTTGTTGAGGAATATTAGATGTTTGCGCCGCAGCAGCTGCTTGAGCTTTGCGGTCTACCGGTGGCGCAGCACGTGTGTGCCCAAAAAAAGCCATCGCTGTGGCCATTACGGTATCATCGTGCTGACCTTTGGGTGCCTGCATTTTTCCGTCGTTTGACTCGAAAGACAGGTGCTCCTTTATCAGCTCTTCACTCAGAAAATTCAACGATTCTGTACGGATTGCTTCCTGCGTGTCTGCTAACACTCTAGTTTTCGTAGACGCTGTGACCAGGAATCCAAAGCGAAACGTGTTCGGGTCACTGACTCTGCCCTTGATCATATCCATTGTGCGGCGATGATAGATATGCGGATATCTGTTTTCGACGACTCTTGTACACGCAGCCAAGCCAGGACCGTTGGCTTCCGGCACAATGAATGCGTCGTTATACCATTCGGCCAGCAAACAAAGCATTTCACCAAAAGCTGGTGCTGGTGTTTTGATTCGCAACATTGCTGCCTCGCTCACAAACGTACCATCGTGTCGATCGAACACTAAGGCGACAGACCAGTCACCTCGCTTGAGACCCTGACTGACATCGGCACCAATAACATACGTGTGTCCTTTCTTTGGTTTGCTCCACACAGTAAAGTTCTGCATACCAAACGGAACCTTCTTTGGGTCATCGTTGGGGTCGAGCTTGAGACACAGTTCTGGTTTGACGGTCTTTGATCGCAACTGCATCCTTTGCAACTTGCGTTGCGGAAACCATTTCGTTGATGTCGCCTGAAAACTTTCGTCTGCTGTGCTTGGAAACTCTTGTGCAAAGTACAGTTCCGGCGGTAGTCCTTGTTCGTTTGCTTGGCAGTCGTTTTCTATCTTGGTTCTTCGCCACTTGATTTGCTCAAGCGTAGTTTCTGGGAACGCAGACAATAATGCTTTCTCATCAGCATCTAGCGTGTCTTCGATGTGTTGCCTTTCCCAGTCGAATACTTTTTCTCTGTACGCAGGATCATCTAGCCACGAGTAAAAAAAGCGTATGTAGCCATTCCAGTTTTGAATTGTGTCTGCTTCTTGGTGGTCATGCGCTGCAATGATGTCATCTATATCTAACGCTTTGGTCCATCGCTCGTAGAATCCACCGCTTGGTCCATTGCCGGTACTCTCTTCAATCACCGTACTATATGGCGGAGCTGCAGTAAGTGCGCTGTTTACTTCTGCATAGCTCTCGAAGAAGGCGGATTCTGATAGGTGCATGAGATCGAATTGATCACCACGCGCAGAGTTATCACCACCAGCACTTGCAACAACGTAACGGCTATTATGCTCCCACGTGTAGCCTTCACTTCTGCTTTTGTATTGCGCTTGTTTTCGATACTCATCGTATTCCGGCGACCAGTAGTCATAAAAATCTTTCGTATACTTGAAGATACGACGTGCGTTTGCGCCTCTATGCGCCATGACCAACACAGACATGTTCGATGTGAAGTTAGCCTCTAAATAAAAACGAGCACCGATATACGAGCTCACACCTGCACGACGGCATTTTGTTATAACAATACGTACCGGACCATCAGACAACTGCAGATGCGGCGCTTTCTGTTTGAAGTTATAAAGCAGCGCGTCGATGTTCTTCTGGCTAATCTTGCGCACAAGAGTGCTGAATTTTTGCTTAGGCGAGATACCGATGACTTTGGCAATCTCTTCGCAGTCATCTGAAAGGAGCATGTTTTTTGCTATACGAAACGCTCTTACTTTCTCGAATAACGCATGCAACCGTGTTTGACAGTTGTTCAAATATAGCGGCGTAAGCTCACCTTTTCGATCACGATGCTCCACCAATATAAGCTTTTGCATAGCGTCTACTTTGTCTTCGATAAATCCACGCTCGACAGCGGGATCAAACGGAACCGTTTTGTTTCTTTTGCCCATTACCACTTAACCTTGTGCGACCAATATCTTGCAGACAACTTATCAGGACTAGAGTCCTGTGCATTGTGTCTTGCGTAATAGCTTTTGCGACGTGCTTTATCTTTGGCAGACGAAGGATTTTTGCCTGCTCCCTTCACGCCTTGTTGACCGAAACGTATTGTTTTTACTGTGCCACCCGACTTGGCAACGACAACGTGTGACTTGGTTGGATGTGATGGTGTTTTCTTAGGTTTGTTGTAACCAGAAACACCTATCCTGCTTAGTATCCCATCATTTTTGTCTTTTTTTTTACCGCGCCACCGTACATCATTTTTTGCATTTTTTTGACTCCGCCACCGTACATCATTTCAGGCATGTTTTTTACCGCGCCACCGTACATCATTTGCGGCATCTTCTTCACAGAACCGCCATACATCATCTCAGGCATCTTATCGACTTTGCCGCCATACATCATTTGTGGCATATTCATAACTTTACCACCGTATTTCATTTCCGGCATGTCCATGTCAGGCTTAGTCATAGGAAAATTACTGCTTCTTTTTGCAAGCAGCATTTCTACTTCCTCATGATATTTCTTTCCTTCTTCGGTTGTTGGGTTCCAGTTGCTCAACATTTTGCGCATTTCGCCCATCATCTCTACGCTGTCGGTCGGCATTGGCATGCCAGTCTTGATGCTGTCGACAATTGGTTTAGGAATGACGTACTCTCCTTGCTGCGCAAGGATTGGCACCGAGTCAACGCCAGGTACGCCGCCCATAACTTCTCCGCCTTTCTCCATGTTTTGCTTGCCCCAGTTCGCTAGACGATTCTTAGAAGACTTACTTCCTTTGTATTTACCGCCTTTCTTTTGGTAAATAGATGTCGCTAACTGCATTGCTCGAGCACTGTGCTTACCGCCCATCTTATTTAGCGCTTCTGACTTAGACGCTGCCCATAGTGCGGGATTACTTTTGTTGGAGATTTCTCCGCCTTTTGCTAAAGCTTCTGCGAACGGGCCGCGCAAAAAATCTGGAATATTCCCCGCTCTTGTTTCTGAGGTGTTGTTGTCCTGTTTATTTTTTCGACCCATAATTGACGGCAGAATATTAGTCGCATCCATTTCGCGAACAGTTTCATTCATTGCTTTCATTTCCGGACTGTCTTTTACACTGGGCGCAGGCATGCGCGGTGCGGCAGAATCTAAGCTAGGCATTTGATTCTTTGTTGCTTGCATCATCATGCCTATCAAATCACTTCGATCTTTTCCACCTAGCCCCGTTGTCACAGCGCCGGTATCAGAAATCGATTTTTTTCCTGGTACACGGAAATCAGACAGTAACGTCTGCTGCTTTAGTTTTGGCTTGCTTGGTTGTGCCATTGGCTTAGGTGCGGCCTTTGCTTTTGCTGTACCAAAACGTTTTGCGTATGCACCGGCAGGCGAGATGTTTGCAGCTACACTTTTGATTGGAGCTCCACTTTGCGCAAATGTCTGCAGCTTGCGTGGGTCAGTAATGCCTATTTCTTTCTGCAGTTCCTGTACACGTCGCATAACATCAGCGGTTGTAAAATCTTCTCTTCCCTTCGCGATAAGGTCTGCAGTTGCAATATCGGCAAGCATATCTCGGTCACGCACTTTGTATCCACCAGGTACGCCAGCTGTTTGTCCTGGCATTTGTGCAGCTATCGACGCTGCAGGTGCTGGCATGTCGTCGTCTCGAAAAGGAGTTACGTTATAATTGGCAATAGACGCAGGAGCACCGGGCACTGCAGATAGAGATGCTGGAGGCATCATGCTCATAGCTTCTTCACTCATCAAAGGAGAGCTTTGATTTTGCATGCGCTGATATGCTGCAGCTAATTCCGCGTTTGTGTCTGGCGTAGGCGCATCTGGGCGAGAAAGAACACCTGCGGCAAGACCTGTTCCTGCGGCCACCGGGAGAAGACGCTGTGTTGGAGCACTTAGTTTGCTGTACGCTTCTGTCAGTGGTGCAATCGGACTCTGCATTCCTGAGCCCCTGCGCCCAGCAAACTCCATTGCTTTAGTTAAGCCTCGGTCAATACGCTCTAGCTGCGGAACATTTATCGGATATCTGCTTGCTCGTGTTATCGTATTTAACGCTGAACTACGCGGAACATTACCAAGACCAACACCACTGCCCTGCATCTTGATTGCCTGCTCAGGAGACAAACTTCCACGCAAATTTAGACCCGCTCTCGGCGCTTGTGGAAGGCTAGACGGAAACGGAGTTTGCCCTGTAGGCAGCGAACCAGAAACATTCATCCTGCCTAGCGGTGGTCTGCGCATAGCAGCAGCAATATCTGCAGCTTTACTTACTGGCGCACCACCTGCTGGTGGAGTGCCAACCGCACCTCGACCCAAGCCCAAACCTGCACGACCCTTGCCTACTGTGCCTTTAAGGATTGCAGCTCCGCCTTTTACTGCTGGTGGAAATCCAATCGACATAGGACGACTGGCAAGCAGATCGCTTTCTTGCGAGTAAGGAGGGAAGTTTGGATCTAGCCCTGCCGCAACACGCTGCTCTGGTGTCATGTTGTACCAATCATACATAAGCGGTTGCGCGTAAGGCTCAGGACTTATGTTTTTTTGGTATGCACGTATCAAATCCATCAAAGGACTTGTTGGCTCGAGTCCCGTTACTCCGCTTGCGCCGACAGGGACCATAGGTAGATTGAGCATATTTGGGTCGTTTGCCATGCCTGCACCATATCATCAGTCTTCAAAAATGCGAACTACTCTGTTACATTGCCGCCAAGTTGTAGCGAGAGGTCTCCCGCTTGCAGCTAGACTGTTCCGTGTGTTCTCAAGGTGGTTAGTTTGATTTTCATGCGCGGAACAGTCGACCTATTCTTCCAGATATTCAACATGATAGACGAAGAAATGCTCGACGATGAGATGACAGTACGGATGTGTATTCACTGTGGTGCTGGGTATTACGGGCCTAGAAAATGCACTGTATGTGGAGAAGAAGCAGGTATGAAAATACCAGATGAGGAGATATTCAACTTTATTCCGCTGGTGCCAGGAATCAACTAATTGCAAAAGTCCCGCATACCAAACACCCCTTTCGTATGCGGGACATGATAAAAAAAGTCATTATTTGATGTAAAATTATGGTTTACCATCTATCGCTGATGGCTTTTCTGCGTCGTTCACAGATTTCTTCGTCGAGTTGATCTACCCAAGCACCGAATACTGTCTTTAGACCTGTCTCGAGGTTATGGACTTTTATGAGTTTTGATAGCCTGTACTCTGCAATACAACGTATCGCAGTTGTATCGCACCGTGCGGTACATGTGAGGGACACGTTTGTGGGGATGTGGGTAATTGTGCAGTGGGATTTGCCTTTTTTGTGGGAGATTTTGTAGGTGCAGTGAAGTGGATTTAGGGCAACGGAGAAGTTTTTGTGGGGTCTGGAGGGTGTTTCACGTGAAACGATGGTTATTTTGTGGAGGGATTGCGTTCTGTAGTAGGGGATTGTGTTGAGTATAGAACTGGCTGATTTAGGGTCCCTCATTATAGGGAAATCGGGGATATGGGCCCCATACAAGGGTGTCCCCCGGGGGTACCGGGGGTTGGTGCTATGGCTGACACTTTCCCAAAGTGCAAGCCGTTTCTCTATTCCTTTGATTTTCTTGGTTTTTCTAGTCGCTTCGCTTCGCTGGGTCGCTTTGTTGGTCCGTCGTGGCATGCTTCCAGTGTATGAACTGCAGCGAATCGAGACAACCTGAACCGATGTCTGATGACAATGCAATCATTCACGCCCTAACCCGAGCAAATCCACTGTCCCAACCATCAACCATCTAAACTCTCACAATCACATGAAACCAGGGCCAATCCCAAACCCTCAACCCATTGATTCCAATCCATCACAAGCGATTCCCGGAGCTCTCACACTGCAGAAAAGTCTACCCTTTACTACCTATTAACATTTTTTCCGCTCTTTTCTTCAATTTCGCACCTTGCGAAATTCAATCAGATGTGCCAAGCTCACTGCATCATGACTAACCGCAAAAAAAACACTCATCGTAAAACCATCATCAAAATCCAGCGTCGGGGAGGCATCGACAACGATTCGAGAATAGAATCTGCAGCGCGAACAATCATTGACGCAATGTTCTCTCGTCGAATGGCGAATACTCTAAGAATCACAATCAAACTCCGTGCAACCATTCAAAACACGTCAAAAGGTACTCTAGGTCTTGCAGAATTCCGCGATACATCGAAAGGAAAAACTGCACGTTCTAAGCATTACACTATTCAGATTCTCCGCGATATGCCTCTCGAGCGTCAATTGTCTACACTTATTCACGAGCTCAAACACATCGAACAATTCACCAGCGGACGTTTAACAGTCCGTGAAACTTACAAGGTTATCGGGTGGTTTTGGCGATATCCCGGTCAAACTGGGCAAGCTACAAAATACCCGCTAGGGTCAATCGCTTGGGAAAAACGCCCTTGGGAAGTAGAAGCTTGCAAAGCGCAAAACGAATTTGCTCACCTGCTAAATATCAGAACTCGGCGCGACATGTACGCGGAAGAGCTCGAAGAACTGGCCTCGAATGCCTAACCCTAACCCCTAACCCTGCAGACTTCCACGGTCTGCCGGTTCCTTTTGGAGACCATCATGAATACGTCAAAATTAACCCACTCATCTTTCGAACTCGAATCAATTAACCGTCAATTGCAGTCGCGAGCTGAATTAGCTTACAAAGTCTATATTGATACCCATTGCGAGTATCTCCAGGTGCAAGCCACCAGCACCAGCGTGATTCTCGCCGATGGTATTTCTAACGAGGAACTTGCGGGAAAGCTCCATGCATCGAAAGTTCGTATGATTCGAGACCGTTTGGAGTTCCTGTCATCGTATCGCGCCATGGTCCATTTTGCAGACCGTCACAGATTTAAGCTTTTAGATTGGTCAAAATTTACTGGCGGGAGA